AAATACTATAAAAACAAGACGCAACCATCACGCGGTCAAAACATAATAACGAGTCTACGAGGCGTGTGTGATAATTTTGAGTGATAATATTCTTCGATGATTTTCGCATAATCAATCTGGTAAGGTCGTCGTCGTCGGCAATCACCGTCGTCGTCGTCGTCGAATCCCTCAGTTCCACTCTCATCATCATCGTCATTATCATTAGCATTCTCGGCGTCTCGGTCATCGCCCGACTTTATAACATTCAGTACCATCTCTTCGTGACTATTCCACAAATCGATGATACATGATACATCGCGTAATATGTCATACGACGTCGGCGTCATCTGTGTGTTCGGCATATAATAACATTCATCTACTCGTGGAAAAAACAGCGGCGTTCCTGCGCTTGGTTGGTGTTTGATAAAATGGTGTGTCGATAAAGATACATCAGCAGCAGCGGCGGCGGCGGCGGCGATATCACACACAACCTGTATAACCACGTTCTGTTTCGCGAGGTTATCGCGGATGATATCTGCGAGATATGCGGATGCGGATGCGGATGCGGATGCGGACGTGTTGGTATCACTGAATACAACCACGACCTTCGATGTCGCCGACGGAAGTGGAGTCGTAGTTCGCCATACATCTTTCGACCATTCGCGTTCGGGTCGGTCGTGGGTATCATTACGCGAGAGAATCGCGGGGAATATATAAGGCGTCATGCCATGTCTGGTCATTTGACAATAGAGACTATGTGTATCTTTAGGAAAACATGTTCCACCGAATCCACGTCGGCCATCCGGACCCGGAACCTGATAATGGCTTGTTCCCATGCGTGCGTCTTTTTTGGCGAGTTCGACGACCGTGTTATAATCCACATTCGCCGCACGGGCAAAGTCGTAGAATTCATTCATAAGCCCGACTTTCGCGGAGAGGAAACAATTCTTCACGAGTTTCAGCATTTCTGCTTCATTCGTATCACAGAATACAACGGCGGGCGAATCAATCGACCCGTTTTTATGGCTACGTTTGATAAGCTTGCTGATTCGACTTTTGAACTCCTCTCGCTGAATATTGGTAATCGCCGCCGCCGCCAACGATATCACACTTCCGCTATCGCTATCGCTATTTCCCGCGGTTATAGTCGCGGACGACCCTGTCGGGATACCTACAATCCATTCTTTTGTGCTGCGAAAGTCGTTTTCCCATCGTGCTTCTGTCAGGAATTCGGGCATGAAATAACACCCGTGTTTGGCGGAAAACCCCACGGGGACAGTGCTGCGAACGATTTTGAACGGGTTCGAACATCTAGCTAGCGTATCTTCAAGAATCTTGGTATAACACGTCCCGTCGTGATTGAGTGGAGTAGGAAGACAGAAAAAAAGGAGGTCGCATTCGCGGTCGAGGTCTTCCAGCGTGATACCTGGTGGATAGCATGCTTCTGGGCGGATATCATAAATATATATTGCTATTGGTTTGAAAAATATACGTTTGAAAAATAGCGGTCGTTCGCGCTGGGTGGCGGTGGCACGTTCGTTTTGGTTATTCATCATTATGGATTTGGGTTTTGCGGGTGTTGCTGCCGTATCTGGAAGAACTTCATATCTCTCGACGTCGTCGTTTTCATCGAAATAATTCTTCACAAAAATACGGGTTGCTCGCCCGACGAAACCGTTGCCAATAATTCCAATTTTCATGGTATAATCAATATTATAGCGGGCGTTTTAATATTGATTCGTGTTATTTTTTGTTGAATATTCCAATGCATCAGTCGGCTTCATCTAGGTCGATATTGAACATATCTACGACGATATCCGTCATATGCTGCATGTAACTCATCTTGCTTCCAAGGCGTGTTCCAATCGAATCCATGATTGCGACTGTAATAAAGAGGCGATATAGCGACCGTTTAAACATGAGCCCGTAGTTGTTCAAGATGTAATTGATTTCGTATATTTCGGATACGCCGAAGAATTTGATTTCGGGTGTTGTATATCGAATAATCACTTCGGTTAATTCATTACGAAGTGTATTGTATTTAATGCTATCCTTCGAGGGAACAACTGTATGAACTTCATTCTCTGGGTTGGCACTTTCGGATAGTTCGCAACTCATGATGATATCGACGATTTTATTATATTTTCGCTGATACATGAATTTCATCGCTCGAAATAATAGTTCTTGATCAACGCGGGAGAGATGCCCGATAATGCCGAAGTCGAGAATGCCGATTTTATACTTCCCGAACGGCGTTTTAATAAATAAAATGTTTCCCGGATGAAGGTCTCCGTGATAAAAAGACGTACAGAATGCCGCCTTCGCATTAAACGCCGCTAAGACTTTCCCGAATTCGTCGTTGTCTTCGGGGTCGATTTCGGTGATTTTCATTCCGTCGATATATTCCATCACGATGATGTCAGGGTTGATTTTTTCAGTATAATCAGCATACGGTTTCGGGATTTTGACATATTCGTATTCACTCCAACTTTTATAATACAGCGTAATATTCGCGAGTTCTTTCCGGAAACACACTTGATCATTCAAACAGACGATATTTTGAAGGATGAGGTTTTCGACATTCAGTGTTCGTAGATAAGGGAAGTATCTTGTGAATTTCGCAAATACGACCAAGTTGCTCATAGACGCGTTGAATGTTTTACTGATGTTTTTGCGGAGATATTTAACAACGACGGGAATCGGCGTATCGTCGCTACCGCCGTGCGTCGTAATAACGCCCTTGAATATCAGCGACATGAGCCCCGATTTAATAGGCTTATAATCATGTAATATTCGCAGGCGCGAATCGGGGTCGCATTCACTCGACCTGTCCTCGAGTTCTTTAAGTTCGTTTATGTCGTATTCATCGTCGGTGTATTTTACATTATCGGTATATTCGCTGAAAAACAGGTTGAGTTCTGGCGATACAATATTGCGGTTGGTTGCGAATGCTTGGAAAATCTTGACATACATCATATTTTTCGCGGCAAGGCGTTTGCTTACGTCGATGATAGCGTTATTTCGAGATTTCCATCCTATCTTATATTTCACATACTCCGCGGCACAGATATGAAGCGATGAGGCTGAAAACCATAATGCGCGGAAGAAATCACGGCACGACATCTTATAATAGTATTCTTTCGTTCTCGTGATGTAATCATCATATTCGGCTTGTTCGCGTGTATTATTTTCACACTGTTGTTGTGAATCCGGCGACGCCGAAGTCGTAGTCTCGTTGCTGAGTTCCATATATTCGTTTAACAAATCATCCATGATGTGTGCTGTATGATAGTTATAGGTATAATTCTAATACATATTATGATATGGATATAATATGTATTGCGTTTTTACGCCCGAAACGTGGTATATTATTGCCGAAGGCTTTCAATTGCGACTTTTAACCGAAAATACATCTTCTTGATAAGAATGCCGATTGCGTTCTCCATCGCAACTGTGAGTTCGGTTTCTTGGTCGGGTTTCAGTTTAAACATATGAAGGACTTGAATATTCGAGCCGGCAGCGGCGGCGGCAGTGCCAGATTCCTGATAAATGTATTTTTGAATATAAAGCGGATATTCTAAAAGCTTGTATTTTTGCTGTATAAGTTCCGCATGATTGTCAAACGGAATACTCTTGCTTGTAAATATGATTTCGGTATTTCCATTTCCCGCAAATCTTTTGGCGATTTTTGTGTTGACGAACATGTATGTTTTTAAACCGCCTAAATCACCGCCTATGTCGCGGAATTTATACAGAATATTATGCTCGCTTGGTTCTGTTGGGTGTGGTTGAACTTCGACGGTATCAATAATGTCTTTATTCACCTCATAAAGAAGATTATGAATGTTGATATTTATCAGCGATAGAATATTGAAGTTTGGATTGCTATAGTTGTATTCGAGCGTAAAGAGTTTCATTTCGGGGTTTTTGCCTAGTCTCATGTCGTTTTGGGTGCATATTGGCCTAAACTGGGGTGTAGATGACATCGTGTGACTATTCATTATTATCATGAAATATTTATATTGATTTGACGGTAACACGCCGACATGGTCTTACAAGTCCATACTTACCGTATTTCTCTCGGAACGCTGGCGACGCTTTGATTTATGTGGTGCTGCATCTTGTGGAATATCGCCTAAACTGGATACGTTGATTACATTTGCGTCGAGAGAAATGTCATCGCCGCCACCGCCCGTCATTCCTGATAGAATATTATGGAGTGTAACATTTCCGCCGGATTCATTTGATTGTTGCTGCTGGATCGATGACGACGACGACGGTTGAATATTAATCGTCTTGGTCTTAAGACGTGACATCATATCGCCAACATCGGTAGATGGTCCACGCATTTCAGGTCGTCTTGATTTTTGGTCCGCAGTTGATGAAGCGTATTGTTGCTGCTGTTGCTGCTGTTGCTGCTGCATCATCGGCATCGGCATCGCAGTTGCTCCAGGGCGAACTGGTGGAGGAGGAGCAACCGGCCCCTTGGTTGCGATAGGGGGAGGAGGAGGGCGATGTTGTGCGTATTGAGGAGGTTCGTTGTTACGGCCGCCGCCACCGCCGCCCATGCCGCTACCACCGATGATATCATTCATGAAATTACCGAAACCGGAACCACGGCCGCCACCGCCACCGCCACCGCCACCGCCACCTAGATTTCCAGACATCGATGATACCGCCGCCTGCGTAAATTGCTGCATCAACTCGGGATTCTGGCGCATAATATCATCCATTCCAGGTAGAGCAGATTTGAACATTGTGTTTGTCATGTGAAGCATAATCGCGCTTCCGCCCAATTGGAATAACAATTTCAATTCAGGCGACATCTTGGCCTTCGATTTGTATTTATCGTGAAGCTCTCCAAATATTTCATCATATTCAGTGAGATTCTCATTCACTTGCTCCGACCATCCATCCAACTTCAGGTCAAAAGGGTCAAACTTATTATTCAAAAACTCTAAACCGGTAATACATGCGAGAAGCATCTTTCCCTGAAATTTCATACTATTATGGCGCTCACGTTCTTCGATTTGCGTATCATATTCGCCTTTCATTTCTTGATATGATGAGTCCATTGAATATCGTTTTGTAAGTTGAACCCCTTTCTGTTCTAATTCCTCTAATTTGCGAAGAAGTTTGAACTTTTCTTTCAACATTTCCTCCTTAGATAATTGAGGGGTTGGGTCGACATTTGCATCAGGGTCGAGTGGGATATCATTGAATTTACCATAACCGTCCCAAGTGCGATTGTCAACGTCAGTTTGCGAAGTTGATTGTCCTAAATGAATACCGCCGCCGCCTCCGCCTCCGCCACCATTGCCACCGTCTGCGTCTAAATTAAACATTCCGCCTAAAAACCCGCCACCGCTGCCACCACCGCTGCCACCGCCGCCGTTCTCATTATCGCCGCCCCGCTTGACGTTACTTAAATCGTTCAATTCGTTTTCAAGTGCGGACAACTCGCTTAAGTCGATATCGCCGCCTCCACCACCGCCGCCGCCGCTCTTGCGGTCACTATCCTTAAACTTATTGTTCATAAGAAGTTCTATTCCTCCGCCGAAATTCGAACCACCAGACGAGGACGACGACTTATTACCACTACCGAATGTAAATGTCGGTATCGTATCCAAAGCACCTAAATCAATTTCTTCTGCCATCGTATGGATTATATTAGATTGTAATCTTTATACTAAAATAGCCGTCGATTGTATGAATATTCGAAATACAATATTATTTCATTCACACCGCACATAGCAAATGAACACGCCATAATCCTTGTAAGAAACAATCTGCGAGGTCGTCCTTCTTTTTATGATTTTCAAAAACAGCCATCCATTTTGCGTAATCTGTATTGTGTTTTCGAGAGATGTCGCCGAGAGAGCGACAAACTGCGATACCCGACTTTTTACGGTCGGCGTATGTCGAAACATCTACGACTAAGTCTTCGTCGGCGTCGTCGACGTCGCCAGCGTCGACGTAATGTGTCGAATCCGCGAAAAGTTTTAATTTACATGAAGCGGATATGAACTCGATTTGTGGGATATTCTTCATAATAAAATACTGTGTAATCATCCCCTGAAGCGTTTTCATGCGAGATGCGAGAGTGCTTATTTGATTTTCAATAATCATCATATCGATTGCTGACGTATTCTGGCTAGACGACGAATATAGAATTACATCGAGATGTTTCATTAAATTACGGCCGTATGTAATCAAGTCCAAGTCATGTGCGTAGGTATAGTTCTTGTTTTTAGGCTTTGCCGTAGTAGTGGATACACCTGTGGTGTTATAGGCCGTGTATTTATTTTCGTCGAATGGTTCCATATAATCTCTCGAAAGGATTGACGATATTTCTTTGATAAGGTCGGCCTTCCGGAGTTTAATGTTCTGCGTAGGCGCCGCTGTCGCCGTCGTTGTCGCCGTCGTTGTCGAGAGATTTGCCTTAATATCCATTAATTCATCCAGCTTCTTTTTTCCAATGAGTTCGGGTTTTCGTTTCAGCGGCATAATCTCTCGGGATGGAATATTATATTTAGATTTCTCAGCACATTTGGCACAATACAGTAATGCCGCCGACCCCGAAGATGGTGGTGGTGGTAAATACATCCACTTTGCCAGTTTAGTGTCATTGATACACGTTCGCTTCGGTAATGGCGTAGCCAGTTCGGTTGTTAGTGCCTTATTTTCAGGTGATACAGGCTCAAACCGCAAATCGATTACGTCCCATCTCTCGATTTTAATATGATGAATTATATTGATAGCCGCTGCCGCTGCCGCCCCCGACGCGACGAGAGAATCCGGTATATGAAATAAACAATATGCTAAATTCTTCATACCTACATCAAAACTAATAATTCGCATCTCTCGTTCTTTGTAATGATGATATAACAATCATTACAAATAAAGGTTTATATATGTTGCGGCCTCGCGATACTGATGATTACCGCTGCGGCTGCTGTCGCTGCCTCTGGAAAGCAAGCACTTGTTCTTGTGTGATTTCGGGAGCAACCATCCGCGATTGAAGTGCTTCTCTCGAGAGATAGATATCCTTCAGGTCGCTCTGGACATAGCCGAAGGGTTCTCTCGTATCCATCACCGACGAATACATGAATGGAACATTTCGTTGCTCTTGTTCGTATGAATTAACATCAAACTCCCCGTGGTTCGATATATTCACGGCGTCAATACGATTGATGGTCATAATCTGTTCAGCATTTGTCGTCAAATAACGACGATAATCCCAGTTTGATTTTATATTTTCAGCACGGCGAATCGACTCATTCACGGCATTGGCCGGCTGCCAGCCCGAAAAATTGCGTCCATCGGTCATAAGTGGTGGAAAATCAAAATAGACATTATGACTCGAACTATAATTCTTGGCCCAATGTGGTTGCGAAAGCGACATTATTATGTATAATATGAGAATAAAATTCTACATTATTGTATTTGTTGTAAGGCGGCGATTAGTTCGGCCTTTTTCAGTTTTTGGATTTCAGCGTGTTTTTCTGGTTGATTCTTATATTTTTCTTTAAGCATGTGTTTAAGGTCAGGCACAGACATGCTTGATAATGACGAGGACGATGACGACGACGACGACGACGACGACGACGCGAATAATTGTGTATTTACCGTTGAATCCGCCGACACATGAAAATCGGCAACTAATTCGTCGGCTGGTTCTTGTGCGGGGTT